TCTAATTCAGTTCTGTATTTTTGCGCTGATACTATTAAATCAAAAATTATTTCATTTAAAATATTCATATTATAATTTTTTACTATAAATAATTGATGTCTTATTTTCTTCTTTTGAAAAATAATATCTATTAACCAATCATCTTCTGAAAAATTCCATTTGTAAAAGCTTTTACTATATAAATCATTTTCGCTATTTAATTCATGCATTTTAAAACTCCAATCAATTACAAAAATTAAAATATATTTTAAAGTTAATTATATAATTAACTTTATAACATTTTATATTTTTAAAAGAAAGATTTGTATATAAATATGAAAAATGATAACGGTTCTGAAATTTTAAGCGCTCTTATTAAAAATAGAAAAGATCCAATTAACTGGATAAAAAACAACATAAAAATACAGCATCCAGCTCATGGTTTATTGTCATTTGAATTGTACGATTTTCAAGAAAAAATTATAAAGCTATTTTTAGCTAAACATTTTATAATTACACTTAAATCTAGACAAGTTGGTCTTTCTACTTTAACACAAGCTTTATGTTTATGGTCGGCTATGCATTATGCAAATTTTAATGTACTAATACTTTCAACTGGTCAAAGAAATGCTGCATCATTTTTGTACAAAATCAGACAAATGTATGAAAATTTACCTAATAATGAATGGAAATTACCATTAGAAGTAGATAATAGACAAACTTTAATATTTGCAAATGGTTCTAAAATAGTTGCAATACCAGCAACAAGAAATTCAAGTTTAGGAGAATCTATTAATTTATTAGTTATAGATGAAGCAGCTTTTATTGATAGGGTAGAAGATGTTTATCAAGCGTCATATCCAACTTTATCTAGAGCTTTTAAATCATCAAAAGGAAAACCTTATGGAATTATAATTATTAGTACGCCAAATGGTATTTCTGGTACTGGAAAATGGTACTATGAAATGTATGAAGGTGCTATTTATAAAACAAATAAATATATCCCTTTAAAAATACATTGGTCTCAAGTAAATGAATATGATAATGATTGGTATTTAGATCAATGTTCTCAGCTTAATTGGAATTATAGATCTATAGCAGCAGAGCTTGAATTGTCATTTGTATCTTCTGGAAATACATTTATACCAGGACAAATTTTAGATACTATTGGTGTTATAGAACCTTTGCAAAAGACGTATGACGATAATTTATGGTTATTTAATAAACCAGAAGAAGGAGAAGTTTATGTAGCTGGAGTTGACGTCGCTTATGGTGACAGAAAAGACTCAAGCGTTATGCAAATTTTAAACGCAAGAACATTAGAACAGGTTGCAGAATATGAATCTAATACTATAAAACCAGATGAATTTGCTAATGTTATAATAGATTTATCTAAAATGTACAATAATTGTTTAGTTAATATAGAAAGAAACGCTGTTGGAAAAGTTTTAATTGATAAAATATTAGATAAAACTGCAGGTTTTTCGACAAATTTGTATAGAGATGTTAGTAAAAATGAACTTAATTTAAACTATGGAGATAATCCATCGTTTAAATCTAATATTGGAACATTAGTTACAGGAGTTTCAAGAGATGTAATACTAGCTAACATGTATAACATTTTATTAGATAAATACACTGAAGCTTTAAATACAATGATGTCAGCTGAAGATGAAAAAGTTTCAGCTAAAGAAAAATTTCAAGCTATAATGGAAAATAAAAAAGAAACAGCTGTTAAAAAATTTGGAATTATAAAATCGGAAAGATTATTGCATCAGATGCTAGGTTTTGTAGTAGATGAACATGGTAGAGCTGAAGGCGTAAAAGATGACTTAGTTTTTGCTTGGTCACACGCGCTATATTGTTGGACTAAAAGCAAAACTATATTATTAAAAGATATAGCATCTATTTTTAATGTTAAAGATGAAAAAATAGATGAAATAGAAGTATTAAAATTTATGAAAAATAATTCTAGAAGTAATATTTGGCAAAATGTTGATATTTATGAATTAGCCGATGAATTAGAAAAAGCTGAAAATGAACAAAACATGAAAATTAATAATGTTGATAACAATGATAGAAAAAACGTTTCTATGAGTAATATATATAAAGCATTTTTTGGAGTGTGATATTAATTATGAAATTTATGACGACAAGAAATTTTACACATAATAGCAAGAAATTAGAAGGTTCACAAATTTATGATACAAAAGTTTTAGATTTTTCTTTAAATGATATAGAATTTTTAAAAACACAAGGGAAAATTATAATTTTTGTTAATGAAGAAAAAGTAAATAAATCAATAAAGACTGAATTAATAGAAAATTTATTACATAAAATTGAAGAAGTAAAAGTTGAAGAACCTGTTGTTGAAGAAGTAAAAGTTGAAGAAGTAAAAGTTGAAGAAGTAAAAGTTGAAGAACCTGTTTCTGAAGAACTTGCTGTTGAAGAAGTAAAAGTTGAAGAACCTATTTCTGAAGAAGTAAAAGTCCCATCTAAAAAAGCTTCTAAAAAACGTTCAGTTAATAAATAATAAATGCTTATAAATATAAGCATTTATAAGGCGGTTTAAATAATGGGAAAATTATTTAAAAATTCTAGAGATATAGTTGATTTAGATCCTGATGATTTTGAAGAACTAAAAAGTAGAGTATACTCTCATTTTGGTAAACCATCTATTGTTGTTGAATTACCCGAAGAAGCTTTTCAATACGCATTAATTCGTTCAGTGCAAATGTTAAATACATACGCTCCTAAATTAGATAGAATATTTAAATCTGTACAACCAAATTTAGGAAGATATACTATATATGAATATGAAAGGGTTAATTCTGTTTTAGACGTTTACGTATCTACAGATTATTTAATAGGTTTAGGATTACCAATTCAAACATTACTTGGTATTCCTATGTCTTTTGCTGCAACTCATAATCCAGAAAAATTAACAAATTTTGTATCTTTATTTTCTGCTTATGATTTAGCTAAAAGAATGTTTGGTGTTCAACCTTTAGCCGAATTAATAGAACCAAATATAGTTGAATTAACTCCAATACCATACACAGAGACACGTTTTTGTTTTTGTATTACAGTTAATCATGATAAAGATTTAGGTTCTTTAAGTGAATATGAAATAAGATGGTTGACAGATTTTTGTACAGCTACTACTGGTAAAATGATTGGACAAATTAGAAGAAAATACGATGGTGTAACATTACCAGTTGGAACATTGAGCACTTCCGGTTCTAGTATATATACAGAATCTTTAGAATGGGAAAAAACTCTTTTAGAAGAACTAAAATCTAGAAAAAAGTTTCCTCAAGCTTATATTACTGTGGGTTAATTAAATCTATGTTTAGAAATATTACATATAAATATTATGATGAAGATGAATATGAAAATATAATAAAAGGTATAATAAATCAATTTAGAAAAAGTCTAGAATATAAATTATGGTTAGATATATATAATAGAGATAAATGTGCTGGAACTGGTTTATCTAAAAGTTTTGATGGAGTAGAAATTGAATTGCATCATTTCAGTTTAACATTATGGGATTGGGTAGAATTAATTATAGGCGCATTCGATGAAGAAGATCTTCCTTTTAATAGTTTTGTAATATGTAATGTTTTAGCAGATTTACATTTATCTAGTTGTGTTCCTTGCGTTCCATTATCTAAAGATACTCATAAACAAATACATAATGATTATGAAAATACTATTTTTAAATATCCAGATATATTAAAAAATTTAAATGAAGGTAATATATTAGAAGCAAAAAATATTATTAATTATCACATTAAAATATATAAAAACATTTTCAATGAAGAACAGAGGTTAAAAGATAATGAATAAAACAAGCAGAATTTTAAAAACAGTTTTTACATTAAAAAGTGGAAAAAGTATTGTAGTATCTATGTTTGAAGAACAGTGCTTTAAAATTTATAATCAATGGGTTGAAAGTAAAAAGAATAAACTAGATGAATTTATTGTAGTTCATGAAAAGAAAAAATCTGGTGAAATAGTAGAAATGATAGGAATATTAGTTTCTGAAATTTCTGCAATACAAATTGTTGAAAATTTTAAAAAAATTAATAACGAGGAATAAAATTAAAAAGGTTTTGATTATATATGTTTAATTCAGTATTACGTTATTATGATGAAGCAGTAATTGATTATTTTAAAGAAATAGAAATACATGACGGCATTGAATTTAGAAATCCGCAAATTCAATTTTCTATACCGTCTTCAAATGGTTATAAATTAGATAAAGATGTAGAAAATAGAACTCCCATTTTACCCTTAATTGTTATTTCTAGAACCGGTTTAAATCCAGTTTCTGCTACAAACATAATAAAAAATGCTATAACAAGACCTATGATTTTTAATATAAATCATTCTAAAAAAGTTTTTGAGGGTATAGAAGTATTATATTACGGTTTAAACTATAAAGTAATGTTTTTTAGCTTACAAAGAGAAATGCATAATTCAATATTAGAACAAATTGCTTTTAAATTACATCAAAATCATTCAATAAAAGCTTTTATAGAAATTTCTAATCATAACATAGAAACAAATAATTATATATCTGATATAAATTTATCTGATTCTACAACATATGAACAAATTGAAGATACAAATGAAAGAATTTTTGTAGGAGAAGCTAGTTTTATTCTTAATGCAAAATTATTTAAAGCTAAAAGGAATACTCCTAGTGTATTAGCTGTAACAAATGATATTTATGATAATGAAAAATTAACAAAAGAAATAGTTATAACTGAAGATGATATAATTGAAACTAATTATAATTAAATAATGCTTAAAATTTAAAATTTAAAAAAGTAGTAAATTAGAAATAATTTTGTGAAATATTTTTGATATTTTTATGAAGAGGTGTTTTATATATGGCAATTCATGCTAGCCCTGGCGTATATTTTGAAATTCTAGATTTTTCTTTATATGCTCCTAGGCTGTCTAAAACTATATTAGCTCTTGTTGGTAAAGCAGAAAAAGGTCCTACTATTCCAACATTCGTAAGTAGTGTTAGACAGTTTATAGATACATTTGGCGTTCCTAAGAAAACTGATTACAGCGCTTTAGCAGCTATTAGTTATTTGGAATTTGGTTCTGCTTTATGGTTCAGTAGATTAATAGGTTCAGAAGCAAAAAAATCAGAAGTTGTTATTCCAAAAGCATTAGAAATAAACAATGAAGCTATCAGTACTGCAACTGATAAAGGTGATTATATATTTTCCGGAACTCTTAATAATTTACCAGTCCCTGGTACCGTAGAAATAGTTATTTATGATCCTGTTGATGAAACAAATAAAATAGTTATTGCAGATGATGAATATGGCAATTTTTCACCATATAAAAATCCTTCTATAACAAACTTTTCAAATTTTATTGATTACGACACTGGAGAATTTAGATTTACTCTAAATGACGTATTAGAATCAGATATAATTACAGTAAATTACAACATTAGAGATATTAATAGATCTTCAGAAAATCATACAGATTTTACATCAGTTTTAACTACTGAAAATTACACTGGTATACTCAATTATGGAAATATTTTAAATAATACTTATTTAAAACTAACTGTTGTTGATGGTTTGAATGCTTACACAATGGTTAGCTCTGATACTACAGATGAACTTTTAGACACTATTACTGGAAATTTAATAGATGAAGATAGCAGTATTGTGGGTACTGTTTCAATTGATAGAGTCAGTGGAACAGTTGATATTACTTTTACAAGCCCTGCTTCAGATGCTATAACAGTTACTGCTAAATATACACATAGAATTTTTAAGACTAAAATACTCGGTTCTGTTGGTACAGGAGATGTGTTAAAAACTGCTTTTATAGATACATTAAATTCTGTAATTATACCAGGATCTGTGGAAATAATCAGAACAAGAAGCAACGTATCAACAGTACTATGTACAGATAATAGTTCTGGAAAATTTATTAGTGAAAATCTAGCTCAAAGTAATAATAGCATAGATTATGATACTGGAGAATTGACATTTTCACTAGTTACACCCCCAAAGAATGGTAACGTTATAGTTGCCAATTATTTAGCTAAATACAATCAAGTTTTATTTGAAGCTGTAGAAGATGCAGAAGCTGGAAGCCTTTCAGCTCAATTATCTATGACACCAGTTGTTAAAAATAGCGTAATGATTGCAGTTGGTTCCAGAACATTTGTAGATGATGGAGAAGGTTTTATAGTTGGTTCTGGTGGTAATGGAACTATAGACTATGATACTGGATTTATTAATTTAAATCACTCTTTTACTATAACTGAAGGACAATCTGTTACTGCAAATTGGTTATCAGTTTTTGGTAAAGCTAAATCATTATATGAAGGTTCTTTATATGATGGTACTACACTTGAATTCTATAAAGACACTTATTATGGTTATGGTTTAAGAGTTTGGAATCCAAGCCAAAATCTAAATCAAGCTCCAGAAGAAAACTGGAAAGAAATTAATTTTACAGATCCCGATTCTCCTAGATATTTTAAGAGCAAAGTTGCTTCTAGAATGATTGAGTTTGAAATTGATGATATAACAGGCGCCGTACCTCTTCTTAATGCTAAATTAAGATTAGAAGATGGAGATAATGATAATGTCAATATTAATGAAGCTTCTGCGATTGTTGCATTAGAACAATTTAGCAATTCAGAAACATACGACATTTATCTTAT